TCATGGATATATGACCTTGAAGGTAATGACGATGTATTCTATACTGTTGTAACCTACAAAGACAATCCATTCTTGGAACAATCCCTTATCAATGAAATCGAGGGTCTACGAACAAAAGACCAGAATTTGTGGCGTGTATTCGGTGAGGGTATGAAAGGTATTCCCACAAGAGTTGTATTCAATCATCAACAGATTTATGAGACCTTACCACCATCTTGTAAACTTCTTGGATATGGAGTCGATATTGGATACAATGACCCCAACACATTGGTTAAGGTTTATAAGGACGGAGATTCCATTTATTGTGAGGAATTATTGTATTTGAGGAGTACAACCATCTCTGACTTTATCTACAAAATTAAGGACCTTAAACTCAATCTAACAGATGACTTCATTGTCGACTCTGCAGCACCAATGGCAATACAAGAGATGGTTAGGGAGGGGATTAATGCAAAACCTGTTAAGAAGGACACCATCTTATCTGGTGTGGACCAAATCAAGAGGTCCAACTTCTTTGTCCATAAAGATTCAAAGAACCTATTGGATGAATTAAATTCTTATGTATGGAAGATTGATAAGAACGGAAATATATTAGATGAACCTGAAGATAAAAACAATCACCTGTTGGACGCAATCAGATATGTCTTACAGATGAAACAAATGAGAAACACTGGTGTCTATGTTATGTAAATGAGACACCCCAATAAAAGATATTTATAGTTAGAACATGAAGACAACTTACATAGAACACAAAGGAAAACAATACGAAGTAAAAGAGCCAACCATCGAGACATGGAAAAATGTGATGGTATTCAAAGATTTATTTGATGAAGAAGAAATGAGTGTTAAAATGATTTCTGAAGTCACTGGTTTATCCATGAAAGAAGTCAAAGAAGCAGATGCGTTAGACATCAGAATTGCGGGGGATACTCTATGGAGATATTTGAATCAAGAATCAAGAGAGTTATTCAGGACCATTGAACACAATGGAGTTACATACACACTTGTTGATGTAAACAAAATATCGTTTGGTCAGTTTGTTGACATTGATACATTCATGAAAAAAGATGAGTCATATAAGATTGCAAACTTAAACGAACTCGCAGCCTATTTATATTGTGAAGAAGGACAGAACTATGGGGATTCAGACATCAAAAAAAGAATTATAGATTTCAAAACTCTACCAGTGAAATACATTGAGTCGAGCGTTTTTTTTTTGTTGAATTTGGCAAAGGGATTGCACGAGCTTACCCTGCTTTATTCCAAGAGCAAACTGATGTGGTGGACGATGAGAGCGAGAATAGCTTTGGAAAGTTTTGGGGATGGTATGCGGCAATTAGTTTCCTCGCAGAAAACAAGGTTTGGAAAATTGATAGTATTACTAACCTTTCCCTTGTGGCTTGTCTCAATCATCTGTCTTACCTTGTGGATGTTAATAACGAGAAGGAAAAACAAATAAAACAACAACAGACCATTAAATAATGAGTGTAGTATCGTTTTTAGTATCATCAGGTTCAACAGACATTGAAGCATGTCAAATTGGACCATACTTCAACATATATGTGGATGTTGCACCAAATCAGTGTGACCCATGTACGAGTGGAGGATTGACTTGTTGGCCATGTGTTAATACTAATCAACAATTCTTTTTAGACAGTGGATTAACTCAAGTTATTCCTACTGGTTGGTATTCAAGTGAGATACAACCGAACGACTATACACGACAATATATTGTAGGTGGATTTATTAGTGGTGGAACTTATACTGCATGTTCTGTTCAACCAACACCTACCCCAACATCGAGTGAAACACCTACTCCCACACCTACAAACACACAGACACCATCGGTTACACCAACTAATACTACTACGCCAACAGTTACTCCAACTAACACAGGAACTCCTACACAAACTCCAACCAATCCAGCACCATCACCTACCCCAAGTTCAACACCAAAAGAAGTTAACTTCAAAACTCTTTCTGTGGATTTCCAAACTCTTGCGAATCTACACAAACAGTTAAACTCATTTGGTTTGGGGGACATTGACCAATTATCATATTGGACACAATCGAGATTAAAAGAAGACAATACAACATTCAATTCGCCATATTATCCATTACTATATGTTGTACCATCAAAAGTTGAGAATGACCTTCAATACAAAGTATGGGAGTTCAATACAACCGTATCAGATATTGTTGAAGATAGTTTACAGAATAATGAGGATACTCTATCTGATACTCTACAAATCTTACAGGATGTTATTGCACAGTTTAGATTGGCTGTTAATCCAATATTTGGGGATTTCTATGACAAGTATTGGGTTGATGATGAAGTGGTATGTACGCCGTATCTTGGAGAACAAGATGATTACTTAAATGGTTGGAATGGTCTTATTAGAATTAAGACAATGACATCCCTTGATAGATGTGCAGCAGCATTTAAGACATGGACAGGAGCATCAATCACACACCCCGATGGTATTAACTTAAAGACATTCACAGATGACTTCAGAGTCCTATCTGAATATCACAAACAGATTCAATCATTTGGATTTGGAAAGATGGATGAGTTTATCTATTGGAATGAAATGAGATTGAAAGAAAACAATGACCATTTCAATTCGCCATACTATCCTTATTTCTATGTTGTACCACAAGATGTGATACAGAAGTTTGGGTTCATGGAATACAAGTTTACATTCATAACATCAGATATTATACAAAGAGATTTGTCGAACCAAAACGATGTACTATCTGATACATTACAAATTATGGATGACATTCTTGGTCAGTTCAGATTATCTGTTACAGAATCGTTAGGAAACTTTAATGAGTTATTCTATTTAGATACACCAATTACTTGTACTCCATTCTTGGAAAAGTATGATGACTTATTAGGGGGATGGACCGCTGATGTAACAATCAAGGTAATGATTCCTCTTGATAGATGTGATGCGGCATTCAATTCATTCTTAACTCCAACACCGACTACAACTCCAACAAACACACCAAGTAATACTCCAACAGGAACACCTGGTGCTACACCATCACCTACCCCAACAAATACGGAGACAAGCACCGCAACACCTACTCCAACTAATACAGAAACTCCTACTCAAACTCCTACTCAAACTCCTACAAATACGGAGACAAGTACTCCAACACCTACCCCAACAAATACAGAAACTCCTACCCCTACGATGACTCCTACTCAAACAGGAACAGGAATACCACAAGTAACACCGACTCCAACTCAAACGAACACACCAAGTTCGACACCATTCCCATTACCTGAAACACCAGCGTTATGGTATGATTCAACAAATACAGGAACGGTAGATTTAATTTCATCAGGTGGAACAAATTATGTATCGGTATGGAGAAGTGCGGGGGTTTATCAAAAAGCACTATCAGGTGCTACAACAGACCAAATGCCAATCTATTCTGGTTCAAGTAGATTCCCGAACAATCCAAATATTGTTAGATTCACTAAAAATAATACAGCAGCATTAAGAGATGTTTTATCACAAAGATTTGACACAACATTTATACCTCAAACAGGATTCACATTCTTTGAGGTTATTGCAAACCCTGTTGGTGGAAACTATGTAAATGGTGGTCCTGCTCAATTCGTATTTCCAGTACAACTTTTTTCAGGAACAACACTCGGTGGATTTGGTTCACCAACTCAATTCGTACAGGCATTCAATATTGGGGCGACAAATAATGGTTTAGTATCCAATACAGTTATAAATGGTGTGGTAACATCAAATAATATATTAAACTGGTCAGCACAAAGTTTGGGTGACAAGTATCTATATGTTCAAAGTATTGGATTCCCGAACCAACCATTACCATTTGAATTAAACAATAGTGCGTCAACATTAACGACACAAGTAACAGGAACAACAACCGCAGGATTTAATGCAGTTGTAATAGGACAAATTGCAACATCAGGAGGAACATTAAATACAACATTCAACGCTGGTGCTGAAGTCGCTGAAATTATGGTATACAACAGAGTATTGAACTCAACTGAAATAGACCAAGTTCAAAACTACTTGAGAGATAAATGGAGATACACCCAATGGTAATATAATATGTTTCAATTAGCACCTTTACCATTAACTGAAAGAGCACTCAACAGGTTTGGGGAATTGTTTACGCAACACATCAAACAAAAACTTCAACAGAGTATATATCCATACGCACCAGGTTATAATGGTGGAGGAACAATCAGACCTGGTAGTCCTGGTAATAAGGTTGCTACAGGTAGATTATTAAATTCAATAGATTATTCTGTTGAGATTGATTTGAATGGTGACCCAACTTTGGTCCTGACATATTTAGATTACTTTGACAATGTGAATTGGGGTAGAAGACCAAAGAAGAAAAAAGTTCCAATTACTAATATATTGGAGTGGATTGGAATCAGAGGTATTGCTGCCCAAAATAATCAGGGTATTCCAATAAGCCCATTATCATTAGCGTTCGCTATACAAACCAACATATATAAGTTTGGTATTAAACCTACCAATATTTATGATAAAGGATTAGATGGTTTGTTAGATTTCGTTGATAATCCTCCACCAGAATTAGCAGATGAATGGCAAGATGTGTATGACATGATTGCGGAGGATGTAAATAAATTTTTGGAACAGACAATAACTGTGACAATACCATCAAGAATAGAATAAAATGAGTTTAACATTAAACATAAGACAGATGCCGTTGGAGGCAACCCCATCACACTCGGACCATACATGGAATGTTGTGATGAATGATTATTCGGCTTACACAGACATTAGATTAGTAGTCGATGTTTATAAAAATCCATATCAAAATGATTCAGGTTCAACACAGGACTATGGTAAAGTATCACGATTATTGATTCCACCAAATCAGTTGGGGAATTGTATCTTCAATGTGGAAACCATTATCTATAATTTGGTTGACAAGAACCCAAGAAACATGGGTGGGATTGCAAATGTTACATCAGGAACAGCACAAATGAATCCATATTTGGTTAGAGTTGCTGATTCACAAACACAATCAATATCTGCCAATACATCTCAAGCAACCATCGTAAATGATAGAACCTCCACATACTCATTTTCAAATGGTTTTAACGGAGGTTATGAAGGATTTGACAACATATATCACATCAATGAATATCGTCTCTTATTCGGGATACAATACACCACTACGGGGGGAACTGTTACGCAAGTCCCTACCAACTTTGCGTCTTACACAGGATACACAACTGGTGCTAATTTATCTATCACAGATGCGAGTGGTCAACCATACGGAATTATGATATGGCCTGGTGTTCAAGACAACAAACAGATGTCTGAATTATTTTATTATTCAAATCAAAACTTGAATGGTTCAAGAAACTATTTGAACACACAGGTATACGACTATCAAATGAGTACAGGAAATACAAGAGGTAATTTTATGTCAACCTTTGGAAGTGCAACAATACCAATGACTATTCTTGGTTCAAATGTGTATCAAACAAGATACAGAACTCACTACTACAAATGTCCTATTATCGTTGGATTTATGTATGGTGGTAATCCCCTATTCAACAACACAAATCAAGTTGGGGGTATTATGTATCTACAAAAATCACAGGGTAATGGTCAAATGAATTATGACACCATTCAGTCAAACCCAATCAACTTTACAGCAAGAGCAAATGCACAGAATGTTGCCCCATACTCATATCTGTCTCAAAGAATTGCTTATGGAATCTTCAAACCAAATCCAACTATTAGAACTGATAGTGATGTTGCAATCTTCTTATCAAACAATGTGTTAGGATACGATTACGATGTCTATGGTTCATCTGAAATTGTTCAGTATAAGATGGTAGGGGACGAATGTTTTAACTCGCCAGTGAGTTTTCTTTTTTTATCAAGAAGCGGAATTTGGGATACATATACATTCACCAAGAAATACACAAAGAGATATGCTCTTAACAAGAAGACATACTCACAACAAAAGTCATTAAATACTGCATGGTGGAATAGACAATCTTATGATTCAGCGGAGACAGTATTCTACGGAGATGCAGCAGAACTTGTAACAGTTGATTCAAACTTCGTGTCTCAAAATGATGTGGATGTTATTGAGGATTTATTGATGTCCCCTTATGTTTATCAGATAGAGGACAACTGGCTCCCATCAACAAACCAAGATTTTATCTATCCGTATTTAATTCCTTGTACAGTTCAGAACAAAGAGGTTAAAGAATTTCTTCAAAAGTATGAGAGAATATTCCAATATACTATAGAACTTAAACAAACTCCTTACAGAGATTTCAAATTACCATTCTAATATGTTAAGAATCAGGACCACCGTAAATAATGAGAACATCTTTTTAGACCTATACAAGAATGAACCTGTATTGTTGTCATTATCATTTGCGGAACTACAAGATATAACCAAGAAGAACTCAAACTTCTCGAAGGCGTTTTCATTGCCAGGTTCAAAGAAGAACAACGAGGTGTTTAATTTCTTCTATGACCTGAATGCAATCCCAACAACCTTTGACCCCAACAATAAGTTCAATTCAACTTTGATGTGGGATGGTTATGAAATCATGGTAGGTTATATTCGTTTGAATGGTGTAACGATTACAAATGGTGAGATTATCTATCAGGTTACATTCTACAATCAGGTGGGAGATTTGATGGCAAACATTGGTGATAAGTTCTTATTTGATTTGGACCTTAACTATCTATCACATCCATACGACCCATCAGTTATTTTGGAGTGTAATCTTGACCCCAACTTATTCCCATTAACAGGAACAACAAACTACTCTTATCAGAATGGTAAGACGATGTGGGGACTATACAATATTGGATACGAATACATCTCTGCAAATACAATCAATTCGGAAATAACACCACTGGTTCAGTTTACACCAATTACTAATTCAGGTGGAACAATATCTTATTCCCCAACAGGAGGAACATTTGATTTTTCAGGAACACCAGTACATGATTATTATTTCAAACCTGCAATCCAAGCCAAGGAGTTATACGAAGCTATTGTAAGAGAGGCTGGTTATATAGTTGAATCAAACTTCTTTGAGACAGCATATTTCCAAAAGTTCTACATGCCATTAAAGTTCGTAGATGAGACCATCTATTCAAGAAACGCCATACCTCCATGTTATACCTATACAAATTTTGGATTAGTACCAGATTTTGGTGGAGTATTTACAAATCCTGACACCAATGTTCAATGTAACACATTAGGTTGGACTGGTAATTCAAACTCACTAATAATTCCTGAATCATACGCAGGTCAATATACTTTTAGATTTACATTTACCGTTACTCCAACAACGGCATGTGACGCATTCTTGTCAGAATTTCCATATATCAATTTTATATTTGATGATACAATCACAGCACCTATATCATTATATTCTAATTTCGTATGTGATTTAACGCCAATAACAATTTCATTTGACCAAGTATTCAATTTATCAGGAGCGTCTACATTACAATTCTATTTTCAGGGGGAATATATTGTAGTTGATTCATTTGAATTTCAAGTAGTACAAGGACCAAGATTTATTCCAAATGGTTCTATCATCAATTACGATATTGAGTTCCCTGAAAACGATTACAAACAGATTGATTACATAACCTCTGTAAACAAGTATTTTAACCTCGTGGTTGTCCCCAATCCTGATAAGCCAAGTAATCTTATCATTGAACCTATTATTGACTATATCGGTAAAGGAGAGGTGTTAGATTGGACTACCAAAATTGACTTTAACCAAACTCAAAACTTATATCCGACAACAGCCTTGTTGAACGGAACATTGGAGTATGAAT